CCGCCAACCTATCCGGCGTTCTAGAGATGTCTGTCAAGACTCCACCCTACCTATTTGGTTCCCTTCAATGGGCACATTTAGGTCACCTTACTACCGAGAAAGCATGTTAAAGCTTTGGAAGTGGTAAGCGGGAAACTAACGCTGCTGAAGATTGCAGCCTTAGCCCAAGACCTCTGTTATCCCTGACGCATAGCAGCCGGGGCACGTGCATTTTGTGCTCGCACCTCAAGATCGCGTGACAAGTCTTTTGCTAAGAAATAACAACCTAATATTAATAAGCGTCAATTTTTATAACACTTAAAAATATGTCGGCTGCTATTCAAAGCCGCAAGTGGATCACCCTCACAGAAATGTGGAGGTGTACTCACCTGCTGGTCCTGTCACTTGGTCTTAGCCGATACATGGGAGCTTTCAAGCTATTTGTGTCGCGGTTAACATTCCTTTGGAAGAAGTCAGGGAAGAAATTCCTTGTCCTCTATCTGAAAGAGTGCACCGCACACGTGATCGCCTACCTAAATCACACTACTAGACAGCCAAAAGCTGATAGTATTGGTGTGAGATTAAGTAGAGCTGGTCTTCCCACGGTTATCCCAGGACCTCTCCGATTCGCCATTATGCAGTTTCGACTGCTTGGTGGCTTAAAGGATGGTCTTGTGACTCGTTCTGTTCTTACCGTATTATCGTATTATAGAGTCATAAATTTTGTTGCCAAGCCATCTCTGGCTACGGTGACGGCACCCTTTACGGGTGTGTCTCCATTGCTCGATGTAATCGAGCTGGAAAAAGTTGTGAATCTATTTGCGATTCCACGGTTAAGAGGATTGACTTGGTTCATCAGTGAATCTGCTGGCCCTAACGGGCCGCGAGCTACTTGGTGGTCCGGAGTTGATTGCTTAGCATTCCTGAAACACCCACGATTGTGGATGAATTGGGTTTGCTTTGCTTTCATCTCTGGTCACTATGCACCTCTTGCATGGTTCTTACTGATCCAGTTAATCTCGATCCCCGGGCTTGCGATTATCGGAGCTTTAGGTGGAAATGTCCCTTCTAAACTCGGGCGCCTCGCGGCGCTCGACAAAGATGGAGCAGGGAAGCGCAGAATCGTTGCGATTACTGACTTCTGGACACAATTAGTGTTCAAGCCTTTCCATGATGCATTGTTCGCGGTCCTGAAGGATATCCCTCAGGACGGAACTTTTGATCAATGGAAACCAGTTGAAGAATGGGTTTTACCCAGACTTCGATTGGGGGCTCCCGCATTTTCATTCGACCTTACAGCTGCGACGGATCGTTTACCCATTCATTTCCAAAAACAAGTTTTCCAAATGCTTTTCGGCAAATGGACTGCTTATTTCTGGATAGAATTGTTGAATCGTGATTGGTGGTTCCAAGGGAATCCAATCAGATACGCAGTCGGGCAACCGATAGGAGCTTACAGCTCTTGGGCGATGCTAGCGTTCTGCCACCATGTGGTAGTTCAGCTGGCCGCCTTGCGTGCAGGTTGGAGATCCTGGTTCCCCTACTACGCGGTACTCGGTGATGACTTAGTCATTGCCGATCGCGAAGTAGCGAACCACTACCTTGCTATCATGCGGCATCTTGGTGTACCTATTAACCTTCACAAATCAATTGTGTCGGAAAGTGGGTTCATCGAGTTTGCCAAACGATGGGTGAGTGCGACTAGAGGGGAGGTTTCTGCATTGAGTCCGGGATTACTCCTGGCTTCTTTGCGGAACTCCTACCTATTCGCAGTCATAACAGTTCACCTTTTCGAACGTGGATGGTTGAACTTCCCAGAGCAATTGAAAGGTGCATTATCCGCCTTGGCCGCAGCGAGAAGAAATATCTCGCCGCGACTTTTGGCGTTAATGTATGCTACGATTATCGGCCCTTCGGGGTTATTACGTAATAGTGGCCATGTAACGGCTTTCGCCGAATCATGGTTCACAACTATTACCAAACTCCCGATGGGTTCTGCCATGCCGTACATCATCCTTGCTTTTAGAAGCATGGTTGAGTCGGACATGGCCGATAAGTCCAAAGCTGG